TATGCCCAAGAATACCAGCAAGATGTATCTCACGGGAGCGAGCATAACTGAAAGGGTCTCCCCAACCTTGCTCCTCACAAAGTTGATACATTTCCTCAAACAGTTGTTGAAACTTTTGTTCGGGAGTCATTGGTTCTTTTGTTTGATTCAACTACTATACCGTGCTCTGTGCCCCTAGAAGGTGCCTCTGTCCCAGTTTAGGAAGTGGACCACTCAAAAGGCATAATTAACCCATTCTGGTTCATTTGTGTCAATAATGGAGAGCATTACACCATTATAGTGAGATTTGGGTTGTTTCATCAGCTTCATATTAGTTTGCTCAAGCAATTTATCACCTTTCTTTACATTACAAGAGGAGCAAGCAACTACCATATTCTCCCAAGTATCTCCGCCACCCTTAGAGCGAGGAATCACATGGTCAATGGTTAGTCTCTTTGTTGCTCCGCAGTATTGACACTTATTACGGTCTCTCTTGTAAATCATACTGCGGGATGGTTTAGTGATTCTGAAGTTCTGATATGGAATGTGAATGTTCTCAACAAGACGAATCACCCTAGAAGAAAGAACTTGTGCTTTTTCTTTTAGAATTAGCACAACTGCTCTCTTCCAGGATGTAAAGTTGATTGGAATGTATCCAGAACTTAAGACTAATATCGTCTTGTATGGTTGTATTTCAAAGTAACTCATTTCGCATTTTGAACTTTAGCAGGAACCGTTTCTTCAGTGTGCATGTCGTGATGCCACTGAGAACCTTTAACAAATCCAACTCCACCAACAATTAAAGCAGATGCTAGAATAATTGCCACTGCTTTGTTGTTGTCATTGTCACAAGCACCTTCAAGTGAAGTGCCACACATTTTTTCAGCAACCCAAGTTGCTCCAGCACCACCAGCAAGCATAGCAATCCAAGGAGCAAAGAAATACCAAAGAGCAAGAATACCAAACAAACCAACTAACCAACCTCCGCCTTCAATAGAAGTTCCACCAGAGGAACCACCACCACTTACCTGTCTTACATTGTAAATGTTGTTCTCATCTGCGTTGTACATTTCTGCCATAATTCTTTTCGCACCATATGCGGTATTAGAACTGACAGTGACAGTTTGCCGACCAACATCGGAACCCATCCATACATCACCAGAATACTGAGGCATTGATTTTTATTGAACTGAAAGTATTATACTGTATTTCCAGCGATTTTACCAGACCCTGTGCCAGTTATACAACCGCCCGGTCCTGGCACATTGTCAATATATTCCCAACTCCTAACAAGAAGTTCTGTAAACCTCTCCTGCTTTTCAGGAACAACTGAGGCAGGATACAGTGAGATTGCTGTTCTGAGGTCATTCAACTCTTTCCACTCTTCTTGAGTCATTGTTAGTTTGGACATCTTTTGTTTTCAAATCCTAACACTATTTAAGGCAAATGTTGTATTTCTTAATATTGTCTTTAGAGTGTAGTAACACTTCTTAACCAAAGAAGGTACCGAAAGAACCCTTATCGTCACCAAAACCTTTCATCCTATCTTCCAGTTTATCCAGAAGTTGGTCAGTTTTGATGAGACTATCAATGCGACAAATCATCTCTGAAATCTCACGACTAACAAAAGGTTTCTCTTGCCTTGCCGAATATGCCAGAGCATTTCTAAGATTTGATTCTGCTTCTTTTAAGCTTTGTTCTACTGATTCGCTTAATGCCATTGTTTTTTTCCTTTTAACTTTTAATCACTTATCTTCCCAAGAACCATATTCTGCGGGTTCTTGTTTGTTATAGTATTCTTCTTCGCGTAGGTTATATTCAAGACATACATCTTTCTCTTGGTCAGATGCTGCTTTATCACACATCGCATTTAGTTCTTCTTCGGTATATTGCTTTGAAGGATTAGCAATTAGATATTCTAAGTCACTATGTCCCCAAGGAAACATACTAGCTCCAGGTTGATTCACATTTGTGTTGTCAATCAAGTTCAGTATAGTGTTACACTTTTCAAGATTTTTGGTATGATAATCTTTCCAGGATTTAATCTCATCTTTAATATCATTGTAAAATGTCAATCCAGAGGTACTTTCATCACTCAAGTAATCCGCAACAATATCAGAAAGGGCGTCTTTTCTTCGTTGATTAAAGGTGTCCATAATTTTGTTGATAATAAAGAAATCTCTGTAAAGATGGTCTCACACCAAGACTTTCACAGCATCTAAGATATGAAATAAACTCATACCAAGGTGCTGTAGGGTCAGTGTCGCTCATTTGTTTCTAAACTCATTATAGAGTATATCTATACGAGAGTCAAGAGAGTTTTGAAGGCGATAGAGTTCATTAGTAGTTTCAATGTTCTCTTGCTCAAGAACTTCTACTCTATCCTTCAAAGTTTGAATCTCAGACATCAATGAACATATGCCAGAATCATTCATTTCATATCGTTGATTCAAACTATCATTAAGTTTTTCAAACATTCTTTTAATCATCAACATCTGCCCTGAGAGTATGTAAGTGCTTAAGAACTTCTTCTCTAATTTCCATAAGTTCATAATAGCACTTTTGATTATGAGCACATTGGCGAAGTTGTGAATCTGGTTTTAGAACAGATTCAATGAAAATATCTAATCCACGATTCCATTTTATTTGTTTTGACTCATTATCAAAAATTGCGTTTTGGTCTACCATTTTAGTCCCACCAGTACTGTAGATTATTTAAGCAAGCATAAAATACTGAGTATGGCTCAATGTATTTGTTTCCATACACAATTCTATCTTTAAGATTGTCAATGTAAGTTATGATTCCCCTTGTTACAGGGTTATCTTGAATATAGTCCCTAAACTGAAATACGTCAAATTTTTCTATGTAAACTAGATGTGGGAATTGATGCTCCCATCCCTTAATAAAGATTTCATCTCTATTCAATCCATCCTTGTGATAGTGAACCCAATCATCAGCATCATCGTCATCCTTTCTTATCTCCACATCTTTCAGATACCTATCAGCAAGTTCTTTGTCTTGAACATATAACCTCTCAACCCAATCTGAGCATAATTGAGTACACATCATTTTAAAGTCTACATTATCAGCAGAGAACACAAGATTGTAGTCAATAAAAGTCCAATCTCCATTCTGATTGGTAGTTTGCTTGTACCTTGCTGAATGGTGTAGAATCGTAAATTGAGGTTCAAATAATGACATTGATTAGTGCTCGTTTATGTAGTTTTGAGGGGCTGATTTTTTAATCTCTGATATGATTTCTCTCTTTGATTCTTGAGAAAGATTCTTGTTTGCTTTGACATTTTGAATGATAGCATCTACCTCAGAAAAAGTTAATCCGATAGCAGATGCTAATAAGAAACTAATCATAATTAGATTTCCATCTCTGGGTATTTATTTTTGAATACTCCAGTGCTCATTACCAGATTTTTGAACCCAGAAGCAGTATTGGCGATTCAGTGAAACAAGGAAGAATTTATCACTGGTTTCCTGCTCTACTTCACAAGCGTGAAAACGGTCCATCACATTGGCAAATCTATTCTTTGCCTTAGAACTTACTGGGATTGCGTTGACGAATTTCTTTTTGATTTTAGTCATTTTAATGTGTAATTAGTTGGGGAAAAGAGTTCCTTTACCAGAACCCTTCTTTTTGTTTGCTTTCTTGTGACTCTGAATGAAGTTCCTTGCGGAATTCTCAGTTCTACAGTATTTAAGTTGCTTACCTTCGTGGATTATCATTAATCCCTTTCCACAAGGTACGGCAGCATATACATCAGGGTCCTCCCATTTGCCCACAATAAATCCATTTTCCATAAAATCCTCGTTTTTATTTGGGCGAAGGTGCCATAGGGCGTTTCGGGCGAAATTTCAAGTTTTTTGGGTTTTTGCTCTAGTGGTGGACTGGGTTCTCAGGGAGACTCATCCGAGACTCCCTGAGGGTGCTGCTCAGGGCAGGTTCACCGCCGAACCACAGAGTCAAGCATCTCACCCTTCTCAAACACAGTGTCAACAACACGCTGAAGTGCTCGCTCGGTGGCAATACCAACCTGAGAATAAACAGGCACAACACAGAGACCGAACTTCTTGGAATCGCTACCCAAGCGAAGAACCCGCCCGATAGTCTGAGTCATCTCAATCACATCCATATTGCGGAGGAAGATAACAGTTTCCAGTTCGCTCACATTGATACCTTCAGAAAGGATGGAGCGGTGAAGAACAACAAAACGCTTGTTTGCGTCTTTGCCCCAAGCATTGAGAGTATTGAAGAATACCTCACGATTCACTTTCTTCCCATCAATCACAGCACCAGTTTTGCTGGTGATGTAGAGATAGGAGTAACCACGCTGATGTAGTTGAGAAGCAAAATCGGTGAAACTCATCAGGTTGATGAGTTGCTTGGTGGTCTTCACACAAACAAGAATCTTCTTGGTATCAGTGTCATCGATAGTTTCCAGCACATTGGCACAATCAATGTTAGGATTGATTTGCTTTGCCTTGTGGATATCGAAGGTCTTTGCTTGAATCTTAGGAGGAATGATGTAACCACCTTCCACAAGTTCAGGAGCAGAAACACGGCAGATGATGTCACCGTAAACAGGAACATCGTTCATTCCTGGTTTGTTGATAGTGACAGAAGTCTTGCGAGTTGCGGTGAAGAAGTAGCAGCGGTCAGCATCACCAGAGAAGAACTCTGTAGAGGGGAAGAAGTTACGCTTCACCGAGTTGTGTGCCTCATCGAAGTAAATAGTGTTCACTTCGATGTCTGCTTGACGCACACGGTCAAGAGAGTTGTAGGTGGTGAAGATAACACAAGCATCACCAGCAGTGCGAGCAACATTAGCAAACATATGAATTTGCTCTGGTTTGGTGCTGCTGAAGTGAGAAGTTTCACCACTGTGAACATGCATCACATGCACACTCTTGACATCAAGAACCTCAAGGAATTCGCTACAGAGTTGCTCTGCGAGAAGAATGCGAGGGCACACAACAACAATGGTGGTAGAACCAATGGTGTCAATTTGTGCCTTAGCATCGGTAATCATAGTCAGAGTCTTACCAGCACCAGTAGGCATAACAAGAGTGCCTTTGTTGTGCGCCAGCATAGCATCACAACCGCGTTGCTGGTGAGGGCGAAGAGTCAGAAGCATTCGGGTCGTTTGATTTCGATATATACATATTAACCCCCCTGACCGCGAAAGTCAAGGGG